CAGTATGGGTAGTCAGTTTTCGGTATAACATAAAAATTATCCAACTGCAACGGATCTGCTGTACTATTTACATCAACTAAAGTCATACCTAACATTATATGACTAAGTTATTGATAAATCTACTATTTTATTAACGTGTAGCAGCTATCGCGTGATTTATAAGAAGAGCACCAAATGTGGTGACTGTTGCTATTACAGCAGCAATAAGACTTGCTTTTAATTGGTGTTTGCCTGCTGTATGAACTTTTTCGGTTTCAAACTCACGTGAGATTTGATATGATATATGGTTAAAGCGTTCGTTTACTATCTCTGTAATATTATCAAACTTTAACGACATCTCTGTTTCCATTGTCTTAAAGCTTGTATCTAATTTTTCCTCGAGAGATGTTAACCTGTGATCAATACTAGTAATTTGATTGACAATTGACGGTTTACCGTTACCCTGATAGACGGTTTTATATAAATGTTCTACTTCATCTCTTAAGTTTGCTAATTCCGATGTCTTAGATATTGCAGCCATAATACTTAAAAATTTGAATTATTTAATCTGAAAAGAATAAGAAAGAATACCCTTTGGTAAAGAATATACCTTACCTTGTAATTTTCCTTGGTTATCCTTAACAACAACAGTCATTTTATCCTGTGTAACAACAGGGCCATTAACGATTTCAACATTACCTAGGTTAATCTTGTAGCTTGTAATACCATTAGTTATATCAAATACAGCTAACATGTTTTTACCTGAAGCAACAGCAGAATAGATCTTTGCCATAATAGTATTTATGATACTATGGTAATTTATGCTAATATGATAAATAATTTGGTATAAGATATGGCTAACAATATCACTAAGATTCTATTCCGTCAAGGTACAAATGTACAGAGAATAAGCGCTACGGCAACTAATTTAAATCCTGGTGTTATATTTAACTCAGGTGAACCTGCTTATACAATTGACACTAAGCGTTTATTTGTAGGTGATGGTACTACATACGGCGGTACACCTGTTGGTATTGTAAACTTTGGACTACTTTCTGCACTCTCTGGTTCTTATCTAAACAGTGGTTTAACACAAACTGCATATCAACTACTAAGCTCAGCTCTCGTTGGTGACATTGTTTACGATCAAGCTACATCATCTATCTACACGTTAACTGCCTCAAACTTAACACCAAACTTATCTAATTTTGTTTCATATCCTGCGTCGATAAAATATAATAGCTCTCAATTTACTAGCCCAGGTGGTACATTAAACATTAAAGCGGGTGGCGTGACTTCAACCGAGATTAACAGTACTGCCCTAAACACAGCACAAAACATACTCTCCGGCGGTAGTGGGTCCCAGATCGGTGTTAGAGTGGGTAGTATTGGTAACGCATACATTACCACAGGACCGGCAAACAGTGTTAAAACAACAAATAGTACCGGGACAGCAATACAGGATGTTCAAATTGCTGCAGGTCAGGTATTTGGTTATTCATCGAGTACTGGTGGGTCACTTGGAGGTGTTACTCTTGCAGCCGGTACAGGTATCTCACTCAGTGCGAACCAAAATACCTTTCAATTTAATTTTAGTAATCCTGGGTTACTACCTGTAAGTGGTGGTAGCTTAACTGGTAATTTAAGTGCATTCAATGGTGTTAAATTTGTTACCAGCACAACACCTGTAAATCCCTACGATGTTATTAATCTAACATTCTTACAATCGGCTACCGGGACGGGTCTTCCTGTTAATCTTTCAGTGCTTGCTAACTATTTACCTCTATCTGGTAACAGCACACTAACTGGACCGATTACCTCAAAAATCTCTTCATCTGGCTCTACACCAGCAATTACTCTGCAGCAAGTAGATGGTACCGTATTACGGGTTCTTGATAATACTAACGTAGCACAATTCAATCTTAACTACGACGGTAGTATCAGCACATCAAATACACTTACAGCTAATAAAGTTATAGTCGTAGCTGCACCTGTTGGAGCATATGATCTTACAAACAAGACATATACTGACGGTAAGTATGTACCGTTTAGCGGTGGTAATTTAGCAGGTAATTTAAACGCTCTTTCGCCGTATAAATTTACTACTAGCACTACACCGACAAGTCCTAATGATGTTATAAATCTCACATACCTAAAGACGGTTACAGCAGCTCTACCAACACCAGCCGGAGCGCAGACCTTATCATACAATCAAAATAACGCACAGCTTACAATATCCAATGGTAATTCAGTTAGTCTTTTATCACTAAGCGGTAGTGGTGGATCCGGTACAGTACAGACTGCATCAAATGCTGGCACAGGTACTAGTGTTTATTATAGCGGTGGTTCGACAGCAAGTAACCTTGCGTTTAAATCTTTAAGTGCCGGTACAGGTATAAGCATTAGTGACAATGGTAGCGGTACAATAGCAGTTGCTAATACGAATGCATTCAATCCTGTCTATACAGGTCTAACCGGTAACGGAACAACGACATCTTTTGCATTGAACGGCGGTACAACAACTAATGCTGCAGCCTATAGAGTAGATTTAAATGGTGTACTACAAGCACCTACAGTTGATTACACAATACCCACAGCAGGTAATATATCGTTTACAAAAGCTCCATACTCTGGTGCTGCGATAACAGTAGTATCATACTTCTAATTATTATGGCACCACACATTACACAAGTTATTGATCAGGGAGTATATCTACCGAGAGGACCTATTCTCGGTACCGATGCTGTTAATTTATCCTACTTAACAAGCTATGTTAATAGTCTTTCTGCTAATTACTTTGTACCTGTTGGTATGGTTGCTTTCTTTGCAACGACATATGCTAATTCAGCTCCTACGGCTCCAGCAGGCTGGTTAAAGGCAAACGGTGCATTAATTAGCACCTCAACATACGCTAATCTTTATACAGCGTTGAGGTTACAGAATTCAATTCAAACACCCTGGACTCAAGCTGGTGATACACCTGGCTATTTCCGTATACCAGATCTTCGCGGTGTGTTTGTACGCGGGTGGAACGATGGTTTAACAAACGTAGCTGCAGGTAACCCTGATACCAATCCACCATCCGGTATTACTGATATTTCGTCTCATGATAATATTGGTAGAGCGTTTGGTTCATATCAAACGGACGCTTTTAAATCCCATACGCATACAGCAACAGTCGTTAATGGGCTTTCGCACAATCCAGGTTATGCATATTCTCTTGTTTCATCAGGTAATTATACTAATTACGAATTAAGTACATCAACTGGTCCTATAACAACAAATACAACCGGAGACACAGAAACTCGTCCTTACAACGTTGCTTTACTTGCCTGTATCAAGTACTAAGATATAATATACCGATGAAGGTATATAATTACGACAGAATAACAAAGACTTTCATTAACGAAGAATTCGCTGATGAAGATCCTTTGATACCCGGTAGGTGGTTAGTACCTGCTCATGCTACTTTAAAAGCTCCGCCCAAATTAAAAAAATACGAGCTAGCTCAGTTTAACGAAGAAAGAGATGAATGGTGTATTATTGACATTACGCCAAGATATCAGGAGTTACGTGCAAGGGAGTACCCACCAATATACGATATTATCGACGGTATAGTAAAGAATGATCAAGATCAAATTAATAAGTATATTGAACAGTGTAGAGCTGTAAAAGCTAAATACCCTAAACCAGATGAAATTTAATGATGAAATAAATCGACTATTAGAGGATTTTAATATCTCCCCGCAATATCAAAATACCTCTAATAATGGACCTGATATAGGTACAACAAGAGGTGATATTAACGGTTCATTTCCATCAAGACAGGAGCAATTAAGCGGGAAGCTCTTACCTAATAAAAAAGATATAAAAAGATTAAAGCGTAAGAAGTTTATTCCCAGGGAAAGATTATCCAAGAATCGTTAGGATATTCAGTAACATAATAGTCAGGTACAAAGGTAGTATGAGGTTTTGTGTAAAGAGTTGCAAACCTTAGGTTATTAAGACCATAGTTTTCAACAAGCTCGTGCTTAATATACTCGAGTGTACTTCCGCCGTCAGAGATATCATCAACAACAAGTACCTTATGATCCCGGTGCTTAACAGTTAAACTATGACCAGGTTCTTGAATAGCAATAATGAAACCTGATTTTATATTTTTCTCGTTATATGTTTGTACAGAAAAATTATGTATAATCTTTACGTCAAGACGATAGGCTAAAAGCGTACCGGGAATCATACCACCACGTCCAATAGTTACAACAACATCGGGTACAAAATCATCACCACGAAGTAACTCTTCAAGGCTTGTAACACCATAAAAAATATCCGACCAAGATATATCTTTGTTCATGTAAGCATTATAATATAATGCTTTTTATTAATCAATTACGATTTATAT